CTATCCTACCTAGCCACCGCCTGCCGATCGCCCAGCCTTGGTGCCATAGCTCGCGTCCTGTAGGCATTCTTGCTCTGCTGACGACGGCGAATTGCTCAGAACGTCCTGCAGAGCCAGTTTTTCAGCATCGGCTCGCGGCAATCCGCCGTCGAACTCCATGATCGCAGCGCGCTCTGTGCGCCTCGCTCCAGGTGCAGTCCTGCTTGCCGCATGGTTTTGGCCCGCACATCTCACCCTACTTGACCGTTTTCCAGTCAGCGCGCTTGTCTCTTTCGCGCACTGAAACAGCTATTGCCACTTTTGGCTTAAGCCCTAACAGTCGTTCCGCACAAGCCACGCATGTATCCCTTGGACGACTTGCCCACAAAGCATCGTTGAGGCTCCTCATATTCCTGGCGATCCACGGCTGCGCACCATCTGCAGCATGCAGATATTTGACATTGACCGCTAAAGCGGCTTGTGCGTACTTCTCTGTCTCGTTCTCCGGGCTCTTGTCGATCAGGTTCCACGCATGCTGCACGACACGGCCCATTTTCCAATCGCCGTGCCACCCGTCGACAAGCGCCTGGCACATTGCCTTCTTCAAACTCATCGCCATCCATATCTCCAGAAACATTCACAATCGCTCGTTGCGAGGTTTTCTTGGTTTGCCCTATGCTCGGATACCACCAGCACAGCGTTCGCCCCTCCTTGGCCACCTAGCGCAAGCCGTAGCCACCATCTAATTCACCCTGCGATGCAGACGCCCTACTCTGCATCGCCAGCACCTCCTGCAGCGCCATCGCCTCGGCTGCACGCCTCGGCATGCCGGCATCGAACTCGATGATCGCAGCGCGCTCCTCGTAGTGCTCGCGCATGTCAGCGCTCAGATCAGCTAGACGGAGACCCATTGCAGCCCGTCCCATCTCCGCAGGAGTTTGCCGTCGTCGGTGCAGATGCCGTCGTCGATGTTTCTCTGCAAAATCTCCATCAGGTCTGTGTTTCCCGCCGCGCCCCTACGCACAAAGTCCAAAGCCGTTTGCGACCGCGGCTTTTTGGCCCACAGAAGCGGATCAAGGCCTCCGGATAGCGATTCAAGAGCCATCGACGGATTCCCTCTTTGCGTTGGCGTGATCGTCTGCTTCGCCCTTCAACCTTCGCAGCATGTCCTTGATGGTTTCCTTGCCAACCTCAGCCGAATGCGTGTTCCCGGGAGCAGGAAGCGCCGGACGCCTATCCGGTATCTCCGGCCACCGGCCCAGAGCAAGTTGGTCGCCAAAAGCCCTGTTCCACTCCGGTTGCAGTTCGCGCAGCGTCTTGCGCGAAAGGTCATAGCTCCCGATCTTCACGGCAGCCCAATAGATCGCCGGGTGGCTCCATCGGTCTGTTCCGGACTCCCTTCTGCCCATCTGCTCGACAGCCTCCATCAGCGCCACCTGATAGTCGCTAGACGGCCGGCAATCCTTGAAGAATTCGGCGAACGACGGCGGCCATTCCCTTCTCCTGCACGCCTTGAGCCCTGCCCGGACCTCGTCCGCTGTGACGCCCTCATCAGCGAAACCCTCTGCCCATGCTGTGCGCCAGTTGGCGATGGCTTGGTCGTTGGCGAATGCCGCCCGCCACTTGTGCGGATACAGGCCGTCGAGCCGATTGAAAAGGTGGTCGATCAAAGCCAGGCCATCGAGCGCTTGGCGCGGCTCAAGCCAGTCGTTCAGCGGTGATATCGATGATGTTTGCAGTTTCACTCTGCCGGATCCGGTTGCGGTTGACGTGGGCGACGGGGTCGAACTTTGCCGCTCTTGCCGGGCCATCCCTCGGCTTCGGGTCGACCCAATCCGCCTTGAACCCAGCCCACCCTCGAGCACAACAGGTTGTCAGCGCCACCCCGACCGGAATGCCGGCTTTGGCGGCCTCGGCAACGACAGCCCGAAGCGCTGTTCGCGTCGACGCCGCCTTCTTCGCTTTGCGCAGCTCGAGGTAATCGGCCGCGGTTTGCTGGTCTGCACCCTGCTCGACAAGAAATCGCGTCGCGTCGAAACGATCAGCGGCGACAGCCGCCGGCGGATCGGGTCGCGCCTGTACCTCTGAACTTGCCTGATGATCTGGTGTTGTTTTTTCCTTTCCTTTCCCTTCCCTTCCCTTCCCTTCCGGTAGTGAGTCCTCAGTGAGTGCTCCGTGAGTCCTCAGTGAGTCCTCAGTGAGTGCTCCGTGAGCGACGGCGCATTCCTCATGAGTCGAGCGGCGGTCGTCGACGGCTGCGGTCGGCGTTTCGGCGGAATCATCAAGACCTTTTCCTGAGAGCCCGTCCGGTCCGGCGGCCAGGGGTAGCGGCGCAATGCGCGGCGGCCTGGGGTAGCGGGACGTTGATGGACGGTTTATCAGTTGATGCTTCCAGCCGGTGACGTACCACCAGCTACGATCCTCGTGCTCAAACTCCCCGAGGAGACCTTGTTGGATGATCTCGCCGACCATCCGCTTGACGTCATCACTGGTGATGTCGTCGCCAGGGAAAACCTCTGCTTTCAGCGTCTTGAACGCTGCTGGGTGTACGCCCATGTCGTCGCAGAAATTCCACATCCCGATGAACAGCAGGCGCGCGTCGCGCGACAACTCCATCACCTGTTCTGCGGTCCAGAATTCCGGCTTGATGGTGCGTATTCTGGCCATCAGGATCTTCCTTCCACTATCGCCAGAGCCTCCTCGACCGAGCAGGCGACACCGGAGATTCCGCCGGCCGCAGCCACCTGATCCAGATACGCTCTCTGCTCATCGGTCACTTTGTGCCGCTCTGACGGCTTCTTGACCTCGATCGCGATGACGCTGCCGTCGCGCGTGATCCCGTCCAGATCGACGCGGCCGCGACGGCACGACCGCATGAAGCGGGAAGGCTTACCGTCTCTGCCGATGAGCCGGCCAGCCATGACGTTGATGCGCTCGATCCGAGCGACGCGCGGATGCAGTGAAAGCGCAGTCATGATCTGCCGTTGGATCTCGATCTCCTTGACGACCGGCCGTCTCACTGTCCCTGGCCTGCGGCGCTTCGGCTGCGCCGGCAGCTCGCTGGCATCGATCAGCGGGGCCTGCACGGCGCTGGTGGCCATGTAGTCGGTCCAACCCTTGCGACTTCCGCTCATGCTGATGCGATCCAGTTGCCACGCACCCAGGGCAAATCCAACCGCGCCCGCTTTCATGTTTCTTGCGCCCTCCTGTCCTTTGCATCTCTGCCCCACATTTACGACACTTGTATGCGTAGGTCATTATTCTTTTCGCATTTCCTTTGTCTTCCGCAGTGCGCCTGCGATACTCTTCGAGCAATCTAGGATGCGAAATGAACAAGCCCATCACAGCCACCCGCCGTAACGAAAAGCCTTATCAAGTGCAACGTCATCATCGCATACGCCAGACCACTTCGGGTTGCGAACGCAGCTCCTGTCTGCCGAGCATAGGAACTCTTTTCGCTTTGTCATTCGACGCGCCAGCACCTGATAACACGCTCTCCGTCCTCAACCAGAGATCGCGTGGTGAATTTCTCTCCGTCGGTTTTAATCTTGTTGCACGCGGTATTGATACTCGACTGCACTCGACGTGGATTTCTTCCTTCTGGAACAGGAACCGCAAACGAATCTCCGACAAACATGTCGAGTATCGGATACTTTGATTTTCTGCGCTTCGGAATTGGAACGCCCTTGTCCATCTTGATCATGCAACCTCCGTTTTGTTGTTTAACTCCAGGCGAATCCTGGCAAACAGATACGCCTTCCGCCAGCAGGAAAACTTCTGCGCATCCGTTAGCAATCTGTATTTCCGCCGATAGCGGCGCGTTTCGCGCTTCATAGACAAAGACTAGCCTCTTTGACGTTGATATTATCGTTGTATAATTTGCAGCGTCGGCAGATGCGATTACGCATCCTGTCCCACGACTTAAACATCCTCCGGCAGCACATACACGGAATTGTCGCTGGCTGCAGAGCACTATCGGAGCGTATTTTATTTAACGCGATAGCTCCAATGGATGGAACAACATCATTTCCGAACTCTGTCACAATGCTACCTCCCCTGTCCGATGCATGTCTGCGCGGACAGCATGTGCCGCAGCTCTGAGAGATAGCCGTCTAGGGCTGCCCGAAAGATGCGGCACGGCCACGGCACACGGCGCATGGCCTCGGATCGACGGCGCGCGACGGCCGCGGCGAACTCAGGAGTCTGGCTCAGGTAGCGTCGCATGTCGCACTCCCATGGATGTCCACCCCTCCAGATATGCCGGAACGCAGCCCGGCAAGAATCAACTCGACCTCGGCCAGAGCCTCGCGAAGACGATCGTTCTCGGCGCGCAGTAGCGT